TCCAGATCAAGCTAAGGAACACTATCTAGAACTAGCTGAAGGATGGACGGATCCGTACCCAGCTCCTATAGTGATGACACACGACGGTGTCCGTGTCGTACGAGATGATCTGATCACTGGTACCAAGGTTCGTGGCGGTGACTGTTTGATCTCTAAGTCTAATGCAGATACGATCGTCTACGTACAACCACGGACTGGATTGGCCGGTGTCTCTATCCTTGATGTAGCCAAGAGGCATAACAAGAAGGTTCGCCTGTTCATGCCTTCATCTAAGAGGATCTCTCACCATCAGGCATGCTGCATCGAACAGGGTGCAGAGGTATCCTTCCATCGTATCGCTGCGATGCCTAATCTAAATCTTATTGCAAGAGCATGGGCAGAAGAGAACGAAGGTACATTCTTTGTTCCACTCGGTCTAAAGCACGAGATGGTCACTGCAGGTATCGTCAAGACTGCATCTCAGATTCCAGAACCTGAAGAGGTCTATGTTGCAGTATCGACCGGTGTTCTATCTCGTGCACTACAGATTGCCTGGCCAAATGCTAAGTTTAATATTGTAGCAGTATCTCGTAACCTTAAGGCAGGTGAAGCTGGTAGGGCAAACATCATCTCTGATCCAATGGAGTTCGTCGCTCCTGAGAAGGATGCTAACATGCCTCCATTCCCTACTATTGCAACCTATGACGGTAAGGTCTGGAAGTATATTCCAAAGAATACCGGCCGGGATATACTGATGTGGAACGTAGGTGCAGAACCAGTATTGCAAGATGATACCATATATGATCGAGTAAATAGTTATCGAGATTGGGATAAAAAGAGTGTACAAATTACTCAGGCCATAGTATAATCTATTATACGGTCAACAATAAAGGAATGTGCCTTGACTGCATTACTAACATCACCGTTCACTACGATATCATCTTCAATGCACTCTCACAGAGCTGCACAGGGTGTTATCTATGCTGATATGTTGCAAGATCAATACGAGAATGTACATGTCTGCATGTCTAAGGAATTGGACATTCCAGATTATAATAAGTATGATGAGATGTACGTCTATCATGGTAATGATTGGGGTGGTGGTCTAAACCTATTCGGCGGTATGACTAACTATGCCAACATCGATAACGTGATCAAGTATTCTAAGTTTAAAGGTGAAGTCTACTCACTGATGATCGATCATCCAAAGTACTCAGAGATGTTAGAAGAAAAGATGGAAGCTCTTCGTGCCAAGGGTAGAGAAGCTGATATCAATCCTAAGTGGTTCGATGTAGACTTTAAAAACCTGAAGCGAATTGAAAGCACTGCCATCACAGTATCACGTATAGGTTCTTATAAGAAACTAGTATGTGGTGATAGCCATGCCATCTCCATGTATCGTCGTGGTTGGGATGTCAACTCGGTTCCCTTTAAAACATTACACGGCGCATTGGAGATGGGACTTGAGACGTTTGTTACGCAAAATTACGAATCGGTGGATAGCCTGGAAGAGCTCGAATTCTACTTTGGTAATATTGACCTTAGGCACCACCTCTGCAGGCAGAAAGATCCTGAGGAGGCTGCTCGCAAGATAGCCCGCAAGTATCATGCACAACTAAGTATGCTGGCTGATAAGGGTCCTAAGGTATCTGTGTATGAGCTTCTTCCTATTGAGAACGAATCACGTGCACTGCCTAAGACCGGTATGTACAAAGGCACTCCTTTCCATGGATCATGGGAGCAAAGGAATGCTGTGCGTCTTGCATTCAAAGATGAGATGATGACTTTATGCTCATCTGGCAAGGTAAAGTTTAACCTATGGGTAGATCGTATGATCAATGATAAGGGTGAACTAGACTTTGCATATATGGAGAAACCTAAGTCTATCCATCTATCTCGAGATGCATATCCTCATTGGCAGGGACGTAAGTACAACAAATTACCTGAGACTGTGGTTAAATCTACAACGTTAGATGATTTTTTTAATTGAGGAGCGTATATGAATATAACTTATGATGAGTTAAGTGAAGAAGCAAAACAAGACCTGCAAATGGCAAAGAATCTAGAAAATTACCAAGAAAAACTACGTAAATATACTGATGAAATTAAAGCTAGAATTTCCCCAAATCTAAATATCCCTACAGAAATTGATTATAAATACAATGAGGGTCAAACTCTCCAAGAGATTGCCGAATACGTCAATAAGACATACGGCGAACATTATTCCCAAAATAAATTTCAAGCTACTGAATTCATCATCGACTCAGGTCATGGTGAAGGGTTCTGTCTAGGGAATATGCTAAAGTACACCCAACGTTATGGCAAGAAGAATGATCCTGCAGAATGGCGTAAAGATCTAATGAAAGTCATCCACTACTCAATTATCATGCTACATGTACATGATCTACAACACAAGAAGGATTAATAATGGAAATTAAGATTGATATTAACGAGCTTCGTAAGCGTAAGCTATTCGTAGCAGCACCCATGTACGGCGGCCAGTGTGCAGGTATGTTCTGCCGTTCTACCAACGATCTATCAGCAGCTGCTGTCCACTATGGCATCGAACTGCGATTCTACTACCTATTCAACGAATCACTGATCACTCGTGCACGTAACTACTGCGTAGACGAATTCCTTCGCTCTGACTGTAGCCACATGATCTTCATTGACTCTGATATCGGGTTCAATGCTCAAGATGTCATCACTATGCTAGCCATGATGGATGATGAGTCTGACTATGACATCCTATGTGCACCTTATCCTAAGAAGTGTATCTCATGGGAGAAGGTCAAGGCAGCCGTCGATATGGGTGTCGCTGATGAAGATGCTAACGTCCTAGAGAAGTTCGTCGGTGACTACGTCTTCAATCCTGCTGGTGGTCGTACCGAGATCCCTCTTGGTGAACCAGTTGAAGTACTTGAGTCTGGTACCGGGTTCATGATGATCAAGCGTGCTACCTTTGAAAAGTATGCAGCAACTTATCCTCAGTACTCTTACAAGCCTGACCACGTGCGTACTGCACACTTCGATGGTTCACGTGAGATCTTGGCCTACTTCGATTGTATCATCGATCCTGAGACCAAGCGTTATCTATCCGAAGACTATATGTTCTGTCAGCAGGCACGTAAGGCTGGTCTGAAGGTATGGCTAGCTCCTTGGATCCAACTACAGCACGTCGGATCTTATATCTTCGGTGGTTCACTAGCCGACCTTGCTGCAGTCGGTGCAGCAGCTACAGTCGATCCTTCAAAGCTCGGCAAAAAGAAGTAAGAAAAAGGGGAGAGCGCAAGCTCTCCCCAATTTTACCAGGCAGACATCTTCTTTGTCTGGACGATCCTATCATCAAGACCATTGGTTCCACCATTGATCTTCTTGGTCACTGCAGTGATAGTAGCATCACCGATGCCTCTATCACATATAGCCCATAGACCATTCCTTTCAAAAAAGAACATGGCAGATTCAAAGGCCAACTCTGTAGCTACTAGATCTGGATTTGTCATAACATCAGGTCTTTTACAGTAAATTGAAAAAGCCTTATAGTTATCCTTTCCAGTCAGCTGTAGAGCACCTCTACCACGGTACCGATAACCATCCTCAGATGACTCAGGTCCATTACCCATCCGACCAGCGTATACCTTATTGGCGATCTTCTCAGGATTACGAGCATAGGCACTGGCTGAAGCTGGTGTTGGAAAGTACTTCTTGAAGGTCTTCTGTAAACCATCAGCTGAGTAGTTTAAGTTCTCAACAAAGGCCTTGAACGCACCAGTCTCATGGTGTGTCTGTGCAAAGAAATGGACAGCACGATTCTTCGTCAGTCCATAGTGTTTCATGGCTGCATTAAACGTACCTGGTCCCCAAGCACCGTCAGCAGTTATACCGCACTTAGTCTGTAATGCTGTTATCGGATTCATGTTTTTACCTTTCAATGTCTCGATTATATTTATTTTTATAGCGGTTTTCACTATATAAGTGTGTACAATTAATCCAGACAGTGTATTATAAGATTATAGCCAATCACACGGAGTGAATATAAAATGAAGTTGAGTGAACG